TTCGACAACGCCAAAATCTCTAATTTTTGTGTATGCCATTTTGTTTCTCCTTTTCTGATGCCTTGCCGAGCATGACAACTCTCATGGGCATCTCGGTTAATTATTTAATCTTTTTTCTTAGTCTTCGGTTTTGGCTTTGGCTTCGGTTTATCCTTGCCGTCTGCATCACATTCCTGGAATCTATCTTTCAATGACTCCAGGTCATGGTTCAGCGGATCATATTTGATCACCACTCCGTTTGACTTCTTAAAATATTTATCCATTTTTAATCCTTTAGACGGGCGGGAAATGAATCCCGCCCATCATCAGTTAATCAATTAAGATTATGAAACGTCTGATAAAATATAGACACCAAAAGTATCTTTTATCTCAATTTCGCCCCAGAAACCGGTAGCAACGTAGTTTGTCGCTCTCAGCATCTCATCTCTTTCGGCTCTGATCCGGAACAGACCTTCTGCTCCTACACCAAGACCGATTCCGCCTGAAGACATTGCAAATCCAGCAGCATCGCCACCAGAACCGACATTCTCTTCAATTTGGTCTGACCAGTACACATTGAATCCTGCAAGAGTACCAACGAATCCCGTCTGGAATGCTTCCTCACCTTTTCCGCCCATCAGTCCAACTGGTGCCGCTTTACCTGTGTTGGATGTGGATGTACCAGTTGTATCAACTGCCGCATTGTGTAGTAAGGCAATAATTCCTTTGGATCCCCATACCTGTTTCGGTGATAGTACCAACGAATAAGGCATTGGAGCAGATGCTGCACGTAATTGACGCATCGCACCGAAGACATGAGACAAAGCCAGACTTGTCCCAGCACCACACTCTGTTTGACTAAAGCCTGTGCCTAAGCTCGTCAAGTCCGAATCGAGCTTCGCTGCCACTGCGTTGCCGAGAGCGGCTCCGCCTTCACCAGCTATGTCATCGCCTGATCCCATAAGTACCAGATCGGAAACTGTCGCTGCGATAACGTGTTCTGATATCGTTGCAGTCCTGGATGTTGATGTGATCGCCACTGCCGTTGTCGTTGTCGCCTGAGTGGCTGCTGTCACATTGCCTGAAGTTAATTTTGTCCAATCACCAAATTGGACTGAGTTTGATCCTCTTGCCGCCTGTTTTACAGTGACAATTGGAAACATCACGTTGACATGGTTAAATGCTTGTATAGCATTACCGACAGTTTTGCCGATTCCGCCTGCCATCGTGGAGGTATTAGTTAAAGCCATTGCTTAAACTCCTTTGAGTAAAAATTTAAAAAATCAGTCATACGATTTCTTCATAGTTCCAGGACCGAATCCTCCGAACACTCTGATCTTTTTCAATGGCTTGCCTTTCTGTACTCGCTCACCACGTTCTTCGTGGATGTCGAGATAATCATCGTAACTGACACTTGATCCTTTATATGTACATTCAATGTCTTTTCCTCCGTTCACTTTCTTATGACGGAGTTCATTGTCCGGATCAAGTTTCTTTTTAAAGAAGTCAGTCGCTATATCCAATTTTGATCTTACCTGATGTCTGCGGATTATTGGCTTTCTGGTATCCTTTCGGATCAATAGTTGCCCACTCCTCGAAAGAAGCATATCCGCCTGTGGATGTTGGTTTGGAATTGTCCACCGTAGCCGGTGAAGGTTTCGTATTGACTTTTGAAACATGAAACTCCAACTCTGTGAGCGGAAGTTTCCCATAAATAGTGCGTTCATCTTCAGGTAATACAGCCAATAGTGTTTCACGCCGATTGGATTGATATTCATCCCATGCCTTTGACTTCTTCTCAGAGGTTTCAAGTTTGGAAGTCATATCAGCGATGATCTTATCATATTCGCCTTTCTCTTCCATCTGCTTGATCTTCCGGGATTCTTCTTTATCCGTGATCTGCTTCTGTAGTTCATCATACTTAGACTGTAATGTGTCTGATCTTTCGATCGCACTGTTCAACCGTTCTTTCTTTTGCATTACTTCACGCAACAATTCTGTTTCCCGGTTGTCAGTTCCAGAAGTGTTCAGACCTTTAGCGGTCAACTCTTGTGCTGTATCTTGCACTTTTACTTCGCTCATATTCTTGAGTCCTTTCTTTTATTTATGAAATTCATTTGCCGATGGTTATCTTTATATCCTTTGCCATGTATTTATCCGCTTTCCGTGCCACTTCTTTCATAAGGATGTTCACGACTCTGGTCTTGTTTTTATCACTGAGATCGTAAAGGTCAGCACCTTTTTCTTCTTTTAGTCCCAGTACCACTTCGCCACGTTCAAAGTTCAATTCAAATAATGTATTCTTTGTCTTTGATTTTGATGTAATCCTGCGAAGTGTTTCGCCGGTAAGTTTGGCATTCACGAATCCTGACTGTGTATCAGTTGACACACCTTCAAATCCTTTCAGCTTCCGTCCGGCATCACGGACAAATGTCCGCATATTATTCTTCTTATAGTCTGCATAAGTATATGATTTACCTCTGGTTGAATATCTTATCCCGCTCTTTTCGTTCTGGAACTTTCCTTTGTTCGCATCGGCAATGATGAAAGACTTAGCTGCTTCACCAGCCATCTTCCTGGAACTGTCACCGAGATCCATTATTTGGTGAGCTTTCATGCCCGTGCCATCTCCTGTGATTCAACCACTACCCAGTCATGTCGGCAATTCCATCCGCCACGCTCATCAATAGGAAGTGGAAGTTCATCCAACTTATATCCAACGGCATTCTGTGGATCTGTTAATATATTAACACATTCATCTCGTGTAACATCATCCAGTGGGCCTACATATTGGAACAATACATCCGCATCCTTAAACACTTCGCCTGTTGTTGCATTTGATAATCTGGCAAATGAATCGTTCACTAACACTCTTGTCTGAGCCGATGTGAGTATCTTATCCTTACCGAATGACTCAAATAAACGTGCTGATAAATCTTTTGCCGGTGTGCCTGATATAATGCCACGAAATAATTCTGTTTTTAAATTCGATGCAAACTTTAAATAATCCTTTCCCAGTTCTTCAAATTTCAATAGCCTCATTAATTCCACTGATTCAAGATTGACTGTTGATATTCCCGGTATTCCTAACTGTGCCGCTCGTCTGATCGTTGCTTCTATTTCACCATCAAATGATTTGTATAGGCTTTCCAATGCACCACTTAGTCCAAGATTATCCATCTCTTTCACAAAGTCAATGCCTCTGGCAACTTCAATAAGTTCACGGCTGTTCAATTCCTGCAATCTTGGAATGAGTAATCTCAACCTGTCCATGAGTTCATCCTGGATTGATGATAGATCATTCATGTAATTGTCTACGTAATCAGGCACTGATCAAGTCCAGTAATGTTTGCGGTTTCTGTTGTTCAACAGGAGGCGGTGCTTCTGCGATCTTTTCTTCTTCCAGTTCTCCCATCTTTGATTTCAATTCTTCATCACTCATATCAGGATTGAACTTCAATAATAATTCTTTGCGTGTGATCAGGTTGTGTCTTAATTGAAATTCTATCCATGCCATCTCATCACTTACCGACTTCGGAAATCCTGCTTCCGCATAATCAAGTGTAAGAGTTTCAGGCAAAGACTTGCCAGTGTGTGTTTCATATACAATATTATCAATCTCATATCGGTTCTGCTCCCATTCACGCCATAAAGGAATATCCGATTCCCGGACTTCCATGTTCTCCATTGACATGATCTTCAACGCTTCGCCTGATGGCGGAGTCCCACCTTCTCCCCACCTGACCGCCAACGAATGATTCTGTGCCACCTGGTTGATCATCAGTTTGATGGATTCAAGGTTGCCACGTATATCTGAGTTCGGAGATACATATTCAAACGATGAAGCCGGATCACTTAATAATATCAGTTTGTCAATTCCTGCTTCAATGGTGTCCTGGTCTGTGATACCTTTGGCGATAGGCTGACCAAGATTATATCTGATAGCTAATGCCGTTTCCGTCATGGCTACCGATATTTGAACTGCTGCACGAACCACATCTAAAGCGTTGGACTGATAACAGGCGTGTGATATTGGAATGATACCATATGGATTCACCATTTCCGGATTGCCTGGTACTGCTTTGATCTTTCCGTTTTGTGAGAACATGAAGTGTTGTCCCATCTCACCATCTCTTGACTCTGACCAGAATACAAATTGCCTGTCACTGTTCATGGCCCGTCCGATCTCATATGATACTGCAAACGGTTCTGATTCACCGTTGACATAATACTTCTTCACGTTCGGAAGAATATCATACTCCAGACGTTCTTTGTTGGTGTTCCACTTCGTACGCATGGAAGAATCGCCCATGAGCCACGTCAGTTCTGCCATCTCACGAGTCTTTGTGTTCAGGTGATATGCTATTGCTTTATAATCATCTGACTCCTCACCGTCCAGAAGTCTCAGTGGTGGATTCTTGTATAATAACATTCTTGCCCGTGCAAATCGTGGAACGATGCTTTGTGGAAATGCCGGAACCTGTCTTAGATGTTTTGATCCGCTGAACCATTCATCAATATGCGTGTCCAGGTTGCGGTTGTAATAGAAGTCCAGTGCAGTGTTCCGTTCTGCTATCTCATTATCTTCTTTTAAATAATCAGACCTCTTGAAAGACTTTAATACTGCATCCTTGCCGTATTCCGGTAATACAACCTTGTTCACTGATTCACCGAAGTAATTGTTCACCATTGTTTCACCGTTGCGATACGTTCATGGATCGGAAACAACCAGTTGATTGCATATCCCATTGCATCTGAAGCGTGTGTCTGTTCCGGATCACGCTTATCAATATCACCGTTTCGCCATACGTTTCTTTCCATGTCCATAATAAGATTCGGACAGTTGTGGAATGTGATTCGTTCTTCACGTAATAGACGATTGACTGCGTTCACACGATCACGGACTGGTGGATTCTTTCTTGGTGCTAATACCTGGAATCCTGACTGTCGCATGATGTCGTGATCTGATTGTGATGATGATGTCTTCCGTGCTGATCCTGTACTGTCCGGCATGACCTTGATGCCTGGATACTTCTCCTTCAGTGCTTCTGCCATGTCATACGTGCCTGAGTTCTTCAGTCTTATTTCATCGAACACCGCTATTTCTTTTGAAGTGTATGCAAAGACACAAACTGTATTCGCATCTACGTTGTAATCTTGTCCTGCTGCGATCTCCCATCCTTCCGTTTCACGCTTCATCACGTGCTTATCCCGGTTGAAGTCTTTATATACTCTGCCTTGTGTGAGGTTGACGAACTTGCCGTGAACATACGCATCGATCTGTTCCTGTGAGTATGCAGCTAATAATGAATCCTTGTAGTCCTGCGGAAGATATGGATTGTCCAGTGTGGATGCGGTCACCGTGCCGATGTCTATCTTGTTTGACTGTGACAGTACGTATCCCCATCCAAGTTCCTCCGGTGTGCCTGTTAAAAATATCTCAGACTGTGTTGCATCAGGATGTCGGACTCTTGCAGTCATCTGTTCAAATACTTCACGCTTCTGGATGAAAGGCTCATCAATACCAGCCCAGGCAAGATTAGGACCACGTAAACTATCAGGCTTGTCGCCAGAGCCAATCCAGATAAGACCATCCCAGTTATGGATACGGAACTCGCCTTTGTTCTGATTGAATGTAAAGTCGATGTCACTTCTTCTGAATATCTCCTTTAACGTCAGGATGATCGTCTTCTGTGCCAGTCCGTGCGTTGGACTTACGTACATCCCCGGAAGTGGTTTGTTTATATAGCTTAAGAATATGCTTCTTAACGCCCCGATGTATGTTTTGCCTGAACCGTATCCGCCCACCATGAGACGATACCGGTTTGGTAAATTCCACCATCGGAGTTGATGAGATAGCATCTTGTCTTGCTTGATCTTGAACTTCATTCAATGATGACTTCATCCCGTGTGATCCGTTGTTCAATGTATTCCCGTGACTTCCCATCAGTCCTGTCCAATACTTCCTTGATCGCATTCAGATTACCATGCTCCGCCATCATTAATAGTTTATCCATTATATTTTCACGGCGTGTCTTGTCTTTCTTTGATGTGTCCAGGAGTTCATTTAATATATCTTTTGCTGAGTTTCTTCTTCCGTTGAGGTTTCCGGATTGTCCAGGTTTGAATTGTTTTCCAATATTATTCCCATTTCCGAACTGCCCATTTTTCCGCCTGTTTGCCGTCTGTTCACTCATCGCCCACAATACCAAGAGATACAGGTGTTTCTATGTAGTCAAACAGTTCCTTCACCTTATGTGAATCATTCTCATACACATCGAATTCCAATCTCCAGCAATGTGTCATCTTGAGATTCTTAATTCCCACAAGTTCAGCACTTAATGCAACGCCTTTGTTTTCTTCATCGTTCACGAAATAACCGGCTAAGTCGCTTTATCGCTTTTCTTTTACCGCCCGGTATTGACTAAGTTTTAGCGGTGGAGGCAACGACAGCCTTCACCTTATAGGTTAAAATGTGATGTTTTTGCCTCTTTTCTTGGCATTGCCCCATCTATATGTTACTGATGATCTTTCCAGATTTAGTAATTTTGCAATAGATTTATCTGTTTGATCTGTGAATAATTTATAATACGCCACTTCTCTCTGCTTATCCGTCATCTCATAACACCATGCGAAACCTCTCTTCATCCACAATAGGCGTTCTTCCGCTTTTTCGTGTTGTTCTACCTCTTCAGCGTATTCGTATCCGTTATCCGGGAGATCGTTTAGCATCATCTAACTCTGTGAAGTATTCATCGATCTTTTTATTTATTTGATGATGACTGCCGGTGTTCTTTATATCTCCGAGTAACTTTTCAGCTTTTTGTATTCTCAGATGTAATTCTTTCAGAACTTCTTCGGCTGCTTGAATTCTTCCAGACCTCATCTTGCCACTGGTCTCATATTTGTTTTTGTCCTGCCGACACTTTTCTTTCCCCGGATGTATGGTGTCTTGCAACTTAAACATCTATACACTGGAAATTTATTAGCTGATGTCAGATATACTGATTCCGTTTCTTCCATTTGATAATGTCCGCAGTTTGTACATACATCGTCATCCATCAACACACCGAGATTCGGATGGTTCTTGATATATGGTCTTAGTTTCAAATATACTTCTTCCAGGCCCATCACATCATGTCGGTTATATCGTGCCATTTGTTTCAGCGAAAGCTGATCTCCTTTCATTGCTTTCGTCCATAAACTGAATTCTGTTTTTATTTTTTCTTCTAATTTGAAATACTTTGTGAGATAGTCCTGCTTGTATGACGGTGCTGCGAACTGACTCCTGGCGACCTTCAGCGTGTCGATGCTTTTGAACGGTGACGGCGGTTTCATCTTCTTCGATACGAATCTCCAGTTCAGCTTCCTGATGTCGAACCTGTCACCATTGTGTGCGATCACGATGTCCGCCTGGTCAAGCAGTTTCCATATTGACTTTAGTATTCGATTGTCATCATTTTGTTTTGCTTCTTCTGGCGTGACAACATCGTTTATTACTTTCTTATCATAAAGCCATTTAGCCGCCCAGCTTATAACAAACCAGTCATCAATGATATTACCGTGTGGAATTCTCTGTTTGTATAATCCCCATACATATACCTTCATCAGCGATGTTTCAATGTCGAATAATAGAATGCGTGGAAGTGAATCAGGTGCCTCTCCAACAGGTGACTGGAACTGTTTATTGCAAGTATAACATATCCATCTCTGTTGATTATTTCTTAAACCTTTCTTCGCTCCCCAACCTGAACCGCAATATGGACAGATCATCTTAAAACGGTATTTCTTTTTCCTTCTTTTCCGGTAGTGAGAACGCCAGTGATATCAGTTCCTTTGTCGGATCGTTCTTGTACGGCTTCTTCCATCCGGCGACTTTATATTCAACTCCTTCGATCTCACAGTTCCCGCTGAAGTCCGGTTGTTTATCGTTTTCCTTATCGTTGACGAATAACACGCCACGCTTTTCTGTTTCGTATTTACTCATTACTTTCCTTTTTCTTTTTTATTGACATAAATCTTTTCCAAGCCGCACGTTTACGATTGCGATTCCTTCGCCATTCAGTGTGACTTCGTTTCTTTTTTCTGTGTTTACTTATTGGCATCTATCTTCCTATCTCTAATAGAGTTCTTCATTTGTTCAATAGAATGTCGCTGTCCCATTTTATAAAAACCTTTCATTAGTTCTGATTCTATCACAACTTGATCTATTAGATTCATTTTATATCTCTTATAAATAAATTTCACTTCTCTTGATAAAAAATATCTATCATCCCATGGATGACTGTCTGATACTATTGGTTTATTAACAAGAATATCATTTATATATGACATTACATCTTGATGTAAGTAGAACCATTCCCCCATTGCTCTAAATCCTTTTAAGGTTAATTGTGTCAATATAGTATATTCCAATTTTCTATTCCCCGATATAAAACCATATAATCTGGTTTCAAAAGGAACTTGATTTTTAATTGCACTAAATCGTTTTTTGGGATTTTGACTATAACCAACTTTTAAATATTCTGGTGACGTAATAAAATATACATACCCATTTTTATCCATCTATTTTCCCCAGCCAATCATGCAGTTCCTGGACAGCCATCCAGCGACCTTTGTGTTTGAATACTAATACCGGCAGTTTACCAAGAGGACAATCACCTTCCGCCTGTTCCCACCATTTACCGAATACCAGGTTCTTGTGATTCTTTATTTCAAAGTGACAATCGTGGATCACGGAATCAATGTTGATATCTATGATGTCGCCTTTTATTGAAAGACCGCCAGAGTTCGGTGTTCTCCTGACATTTGTTCCTAATGCACGGTTGATGATCTTCGCCACTTCCAACTCACCACGCTTTCCTTTGTTACGTATGTTTACCATGCATTCCTTTCACGATATCTTCGTTGCCGTTCCATTGATGATTCGTGTTTACCGTTCCACCAACCATCTCCCCACCACCAGCCGTTATGTCCTTCAAAGAATTCATCACGGGACTTTTTGTATGCTTCACTTCTTATTCCGTTTTTAAATGGAAATTTCCAGTTCTGAACCTTTCGCCAGTCGAATTTATTATCAGTCATATTAAATATTTTATTCTTTCCATTATTAACTGAGCCACTTGTGGCACTATGGCGTTTCCGAGTCCTTTAAGTCTGTCCACCCGACTGGGAATCCCATTAGCCACTCTACCCAGTTCGGGTTCAATTGCCCACCAATTCCTTTTTCTGGTTCTACTCTGAAATCCAGTCTGTTTGTTGGATCGTTGGCTCTCTTGTGATTCGGACTCCATCCTTTGTGATCGCTTCCTGTCGGTGTCGGGAACATATTTCTCATCTTTGAACTCACTGAATATGGAATTCCTTCCTGTACTTTTGCCGCCAGATTTGGAATTGGATATTTTCTTGTTTTGTTTCCAGGATATCGTTTCTCGTAACTTGGATTCGCTCCTTGTGCCGTTGGAGTATGCCACATCTTCGGATGGAACTTCTCCGTTGATACTTGTTCTTGCAGACATCCCGGAACGTCTTTTCTGCCTATACTCTTTCGATATTCTGTTCTCTTTTTTCTCCTGTCTTTCGATGGTTGTATTTGTACTGTCCCCGGAGTAAGCCACAATCCAGATCCGTTTTCTCCTGTGCCACGCACCAACATCGTCTGCTCCCACAATCTGCCATTCCGTATCATAGCCGATCTCGGTAAGGTCTGAGAGAACACGTTCAAGTCCTCGATGAATGAGCATTGGTACGTTCTCAATGAGTGCGTATCTCGGTCGTACTTCGCTAATAATGCGGTGCATCTCTGTCCAAAGACCAGACCTCTTTCCGGTGATGCCTTCTCCTTTTCCTGCGATGGAGATGTCCTGGCACGGAAATCCGCCTGTGAGGAGATCGATGTCTTTGAAGTCGTTTCCATTTAGTTTTGTGATATCATCGTAAATCGGTACACCAGGAAAATTCTTCTGTAATACTTTCTGAGCATATTTTTCTATCTCACAGAATCCAACGATGTCCAGTAAATCGCCCCATGTCCACTTTGCAGCCAAAGCGAATCCGCCAATACCTGAGAACAGGTCAAGCATCTTAATTCTTGAAGGTGATCCAACGCCAACCGCCGGATATTCAACATCCAACACAATGGATTATTAAATAACTAATGACCACCTTCATAGACTTCCCCAACCTCATCATCCACGCTTTCAACCAGGACCACCGTACCTTTTTCCTCATCAATGAATACCTTCCTGGAATTATATCTTGGCATTATATGATCCA